ACGAAACCACGCTGGTGGGAAGAGGAGTTTTACAATCTCTGTCGAAATAGAATCCGACGCGGATTTTAGGTCCAAAGTAACGAAACTTTGGATACCATCCCCTAACGATCCCACCCTTGCCAACTCCTGGTTCTTCTTCTGATTGTCGAGGTCTACTCCATAGCGTTTTAAACGTCTACGGATAAAACCATCAACTCCTAGTTGAAGATACAAATTAAGAGTCGGTTCGACCGCAATAGTTCGCTCTGTACGAGCGTCCTTAGGCACGAAAGCGATTCGATTTCCCGGTACGATTCTAATCGTCTCGGTCCAGAACTTCTCCATAGCTATGGGAAAATGTTTCGGTATGTTGAAACGTTTTCTATAACTATCTTGAAGAGCCCCAAACCAGCGTTGATCAGTCTCGATGGAAAATCGGGCATACCTGTATGCGTCGATGGTACAGCTGTAAGGCCACCCCTCGTATTTGTGATACAAAGAGGTTAAACCTTTACAGGTGTCCAAAGTAGCACCAGGCCCATGACGTGACCATTCCGTCAACGTTGTATGATTAGGGATTTCGTCCCCAATCAACTTCTGAATGAATGAACGGGCATATGATACAATCTTGCCCATCCATTCCAACTCATCCTCAGGTAGAGATTTATAACCAATTTGGTTAAAATCCCTACATGTAGCTTCGGCTTCTAGGAATTTACTAGTAGCTTTAGCCACACGCAGTTTTCTATCCGAGGGGAATTGAAACTTCTTCAGAAGGGATGCCAATTGATAACGAGCACGGATTGCTCCGCAATCATTATCACCGGGGGAGATACACTGTAGCCCCCAATCCTCAGAGAGTGAGAGATAAGATCCTAGATCGCGATTGCGAACTATAAGTCTCATCTTTTCGTAATCACCCTCAGCGAGGAACTGGCCAAGGTCCTCGGTTAGCCAACCGAGAATCTTCCAAGGATAGTTCCGAGGAAGATTAAGTGATATTAATTTCTTAATATCGGCTCTTGGTTTCGATCTGTG